TCCGCCGCCGCGCCCAGCACCGAGCGGGCCGTCACCGGCTGGCAGGCCGTCACCGTGGCCCTGTCGGATTACGCGACGAAGGCGCGTCAGATCGGCGGCGATATCGGCCAGAGCCTCGTGGGCGCCTTCCGGTCGGCGGAGAGCGCGGTCGGCGAGTTCGTGAAGACCGGCAAGCTGAAGGTCCGCGACCTCGTCACATCGCTCATCGCCGATCTCGCGCAGCTCGCCGCGCGGCGCTTCATCCTGGGGCCGATCGCCAATGCGCTCGGCGGTGCGCTCGGGGGCGCCGGCGGGCTTTTCGCCAATGTCCTCCATGCCGGCGGTGTGGTCGGTGCACCGGGACCCGGACGCACGGTTCCGGCTGCGGCCTTCGCGGACGCGCCACGCATGCATTCTGGCGGCACGCTCGGGCTTCGCCATGATGAGGTACCGGCGATCCTGCAACGCGGCGAGCGGGTGCTCTCGCGCCGGGAGGTGCGCGCCGAAGACGCCCAGGGCCGCGACCGCGAGCCCGCCCCGACCGTCAATGTCACCATCCAGACCCGCGACGCCGAGAGCTTCCGACAGTCCCGCACACAGGTCGCCGCCGACATCTCGCGCGCCGTGGCCATGGGTCGAAGGGGAATGTGAGCAATGGCGTTCCATGAGGTGCGTTTCCCGGACGACATCAGCCGCGGCGCGCGCGGCGGGCCGGAGCGGCGCACGCAGATCGTCGAACTCGCCTCGGGCGAGGAGGAGCGCAACGCCAGCTGGGCCAATTCCCGCCGCCGCTACGACGTGGCCTACGGCATACGGCGCGCGGACGATCTGGCGGCCGTGGTCGCCTTCTTCGAGGCGCGAAACGGCCGGCTCCATGGCTTCCGCTTCAAGGACTGGGGCGATTACAAGTCGGCCCCGCCGTCCAAGGCGATCGCGCCCACCGACCAGGAGATCGGCACGGGCAATGGCGGCCTCACCGAGTTTGCACTCCTGAAACGCTACAGCTCCGGCGCGCAAAGCTGGATCCGCGCCATCGCCAAGCCTGTGGCAGGCAGCCTGCGCGTCGCGCTCGGCGGCGTCGAGCAGATGTCGGGCTGGACGATCGACACGACCAGCGGCGTCGTCACCTTCGCCACCGCGCCGGCGGCGGGCGTCGCGATCACCGCAGGCTTCGCCTTCGACGTGCCTGTCCGTTTTGACACCGACGCGCTCGACGTGACCCTCGACCTCGAGCGGCTCGGCTCGATTACCTCAATTCCGCTTCTGGAGATCCGGCGATGAACGATTCCGGCGTTCGCGGGGCTTACGCGGCGGTCCGAAGGACGGCGCCACGGTCCCCGCTCACCGTCGCAGCCGTGCTGCGCGACCCCATGCAAACGTCAAGACCTCGGGGCATCCGCCATGAATGACGGATCCGGCTTCATCGCAGCAGTTCTCAGGGAACTTGCAGCATCTACCGCCGTGATCCTCGCCGCCTGGGGCGCGCTCGGCGGCGCCACGAACGCGCTGACCACGAAGATGCGCCTGCGCGATGCGTTGCGCCACATCCTGCTCGGCGGGCTGATCGCGGCCGGCATGGGGAGCCTGTCGATGGCCGTCATCGCGGCGTGGCTGGGGCTGCGCCCCGACGCGATCCCTGCGGGCGGGCCCGCCGGCTCGGCCGCCTATCTCGTCGGCGTTTTCGGCCCGGCCTTCATCGAAGTCGTCCACGCCCGGCTGCGCGCCGCGAAGGGGCGCAAGGATGACTGAGCTTTTCCGCCTCGCCCGCGCGCTGCGGAGCGGGTGCGAGGACCCTCGGGTGCGCTTTGCGCACCGGCTGCGCGTCGGCATCGCCGTTGCGGTGCTGATCCTGATCCTCTCGTTTTTGGAGTAATCCCATGGAGATGACCGCCAAGAAAATGTCACATCGTGGCCTGCTGGCCCTGGCCAGGCACGAAGGTATCGTGCCCGCGCCCTACCGCGATTCCACCTGCACCTGGACCTTCGGCATCGGCCATACGGCCGCGGCCGGACCGCCCGATCCCGGCGAGATGCCCCGCGGCATGCCCGCCGATCTCGATGAGGGCATCGGCGAGGCTTTCCGGGTCTTCCGCACGGACCTCGCGACATACGAGGCCGAGGTCAGGGCCGCGGTGACGGTACCACTGGCGCCGCACGAGTTCGATGCGCTGGTCAGCTTCCACTACAACACCGGCGGCATCGCGCGGGCTGCGCTGACCCGCCACCTGAACGCCGGCGACCGCGAGGCTGCCGCGCAGGCCTTCCTGAACTGGCGGCGGCCGGCGGAGATCATCCCACGGCGCGAGGCGGAGCGCGACCTGTTCCGCCATGGCCGCTATCCCGGCGGGGCCATCCCGGTCTGGTCCGTGGACCGCACGGGCCGCGTGGATTTCTCGCGGCCGGTCCGGCGGCTGACCGAAGACCAGGCTCTGGCTCTGCTGCAGCCTGTCAGACCCTCAGTCCCCGCAACCCCCGAGACGCCGACCGGCTGGCTCGCCCGGCTGGCCACCTTCTTCTCCACCCTAATCCGGAGGGCCTGATCCCCATGCGCTACGTTCGACCCAACTCCATGACCTGGTGGGCGGGACTGCTCGCCATGCTCACAGGCATTGCCGCCCTCGCGCTGCCCGCTACCGGACCGCTGAGTGAGCTGTCCCGCCTTGTCGCTCTGCTCGCTGGCTCGGGCGATGCCTCGCCCGCGGGGCTGATGTTCCTCGGTCTGGGCCTGATCGGTCTGCGCGACCGGATCGAGCGCGGGTTCCGTGGCGATGCTTGAGTGTCTTGCAGGGATGATCGTGGGCGGCAGCGTGGGCGTCTTCGTCGTCGCCCTCTGCGTGGCCGCCACGCGCGGGGAACGGGGCGATGGCTGAGTTCCTGATCTGGTTAGTCGCGGCTCTGGGCGCGGTCGGAGGTGTCGTCCTCGGCCGGGTCTGGGGGCGCGCAGCAGCAAAGCGCGCGGGCAAACGGGAGGCAGAACGCGATGCCATGGAAGACAAGAACAAGCGTGTCGAGCGCGGACGCGACGCGGTTCGTGACGGCCGCGGCGCCGGCAATCCTGCTGAGCGGCTGCGCCGCAACGATGGGCGGTGGTGACGCCGGCTGTGCTTCCTACGCCGAGGCGCGGCTCACCCGGCCGGATGCCGAGACGGTCGCCGCTGTGCCGCCGGACTGGGCCGACTGGATCGCCGATGTCGACGACCGCATGACAGGAACCTGCCGATGAAATCCCTCTCGCCTGCTCTGCAGGCCCATCTCGACGAGGGCACGACGACACTCGCCTGGTGCTGGCGCATCACGCGGGCCGATGGCGTCACCTTCGGCTTCACCGATCACGACCGGACGCTCAGCTTCGACGGCACCGACTTCGAGCCCGAGAGCGGGCTCACGGCGTCCGAGGTGCGCTCCGGCTCGGACCTGTCCGTCGACGCGCAGGATGCCGAGGGTGTGCTGACCTCAGACCGGATCACCGAGACCGACATCCTCGACGGTCGCTGGGACAACGCCGAGGTCGAGGTCTGGCGGGTGAACTGGGCGGATACCGGACAGCGCGTGCTGCTGCGCCGGGGCGCCATCGGCCAGATCCGGCGTGGGCGGCTGGCCTTCGTCGCCGAAGTCCGCTCGCTCGCGCATGTCCTTGGCCAGACGGTCGGGCGGACCTTCCAGGCGACTTGTGACGCTGCGCTCGGGGACGCGCGCTGTGGCGTCGATCTCGAGGATCCGACCTACAAGGGCACCGGCGCGGTGATCGATCTGCTGCGAGACAGGGCCTTCACCGCCTCGGGACTCGGCGGGTTCGAGGCCGCTTGGTTCACCTTCGGCACCGTCGAATGGACCAGCGGCGCGAATGCCGGGCGCAAAGCCGAGGTGCTCGGCCACGACGCGACGGACGGCGTGGCGATCCTGACCCTGCTCGAGGCGCCGGTTCGCGCGCTCGCCGAGGGCGACGCGTTCACCATCCGAGCGGGCTGCGACAAGCGCATCGAGACCTGCGGAGCGAAGTTCGCCAATACCGCCAACTTCCGCGGCTTCCCGCACATCCCGGGCCAGGACACGATCCTGCGCTACGCGACCAACGACGGCGGCCACGACGGGGGCGTGCTGTGACGCCCGCCGACCTGGAACGGGTCATCGCGGCGGCGCGGTCCTGGCTCGGCACGCCCTATCACGACCAGGCCAGCCTGCGCGGCGTGGGCTGCGACTGCCTCGGACTCGCCCGGGGCGTCTGGCGCGAGGTCGTCGGCCCCGAGCCGTTCCCGATCCCGCCCTACAGCCGCGACTGGGGCGAGACGGGCCCGCGCGAGGTGCTGGCGGAAGGCGCGCGTGCCATGATGATCGAGGTGCCGTCCGCCGAGGCCGGGCCCGGCGCGTTCGTGCTGTTTCGCATGATGCCGCGCGCCATCGCCAAGCATGTCGGGATCCTGACGGGACCCGACAGCTTCCTCCACGCGTACGAGCGGCTGGGCGTGATCGAGGAACCGCTCACCGAAAGCTGGCGGCGGCGCATCGCCTTCGCCTTCCTGTTCCCGCAACGCTGAGACCCCGACATGGCAACGCTTGTCCTCGGCGCCGCTGGCGCCGCCATTGGCGGCAGCATCGGCGGCGCGATCCTCGGCGTGAGCGCCGCCACCATCGGCGGCTTCATCGGCTCCAGCATCGGCTCTGTCGTCGACAGCTGGATCATCTCGTCTTTGGCGCCGACGCAACGCATCGAGGGCGCGCGGCTCGACACGCTGCGCATCACCTCGGCCACCGAGGGCGCGGTGATCCCGCGGCTCTACGGCCGCATGCGCATGGGCGGCAACATCATCTGGGCGACGGATTTCCGCGAGGAGACCAAGACCACCACGCAGGGCGGCGGCAAGGGCGGCGGGGGCGGCAAGGTCAAGACCACCGAGTATCTCTACTACGCCAGCTTCGCCGTGGCGCTGTGCGAAGGCCCGATCACCGGCATCGGGCGCATCTGGGCCGACGGCAAGCCGATGGAGCTCACCGGCGTCACCTGGCGCTGGTATCCCGGAGACGAGACGCAGAGCCCTGATCCGTTCATCGCGGCGAAGATGGGCGCGGCCAACACCCCCGCCTATCGCGGCACCGCCTATGTGGTCTTCGAGGAACTGGCGCTCTCGACCTACGGCAACCGCCTGCCGCAGCTCTCCTTCGAGGTGTTCCGCCCGCTGGCCGATCCCGACACCGCCGAGGGGCTGACCCGCGCCGTCACCATGATCCCCGCCTCGGGCGAGTTCACGTACGCGACGCAGGCGATCCGCAAGACCGATGGCGGCACGACGGTGCCCGAGAACCTGAACGCGCTGGCCGACTCCACCGACATGGTGGAGTCGCTGGACCGGCTGCAGGCGATGGCCCCGGCGGTCGAGAGCGTCAGCCTCGTCGTGGCGTGGTTCGGCGACGATCTGCGCGCGGGCTCCTGCAAGGTGCGGCCGGGCGTCGAGGTGTCGGCCAAGTCGACCACGCCCGCCAGCTGGTCGGTGAATGGAGTGAGTCGCGCCAGCGCCTTCCTGGTCAGCCGGGATGCAGAGGACCGTCCCGTCTATGGCGGCACGCCGTCCGACTTCGCCGTGGTGCAGGCGATCCAGGAAATGAAGGCGCGCGGGCTGCGCGTGACCTTCTACCCGTTCATCCTGATGGACGTGCCGCCGGACAACACCCTTCCAAACCCCTACAGCGACAACGCCGCCGAGACGGGGCAGCCCGTATTCCCATGGCGGGGGCGGATCACCTGTTCCCCTGCGGCGGGTTTTGCAGGGACGGTGGACAAGACCGCCATGGCCGCCACGCAGGTCGCGGCGCTGTTCGGCACGGCCACGCCCGCGAGCTTCAACGTCTCGGGTCAGACGGTTTCGTGGATTGGGCCTGCGGGCGACTGGGGCCTGCGCCGCATGGTGCTGCACTACGCCCATCTCTGCGCGGCGGCGGGCGGGGTCGACGCCTTCCTGATCGGCACCGAGATGCCGGGGCTCACGACGATCCGCTCGGGCGCGGCCACCTATCCGGCCGTGCAGGCATATCGGGACCTGCTAGGGGATGTGCGCTCGATCCTCGGGTCGGGTGTGAGCCTCGGCTATGCTGCCGACTGGTCGGAATACTTCGGACACCAGCCAGGCGACGGCAGCGGCGACGTGTTCTTCCACCTCGATCCGCTCTGGGCCGATCCGGAGATCGATTTCGTCGGGATCGACAACTACATGCCGCTGTCGGACTGGCGCGACGGGTTCGAGCATGCGGACGCGGCCGAGGGCTGGCCCGCGATCTACGACCGCGCCTACCTGCAGGGAAACATCGCGGGCGGCGAGGGCTTCGACTGGTTCTATGCCAGCGCGGCGGATCGCTCGGCGCAGGTACGGACCCCCATCACGGACGGTGCCGCCGCCAAGCCATGGGTGTTCCGCTACAAGGATCCGCGCGCCTGGTGGTCGAACGCGCACTACGACCGCCCCGGTGGGGTGGAGAGCGGGACGCCGACGGCATGGGCGCCGCAGTCGAAGCCGATCTGGTTCACCGAGCTCGGCTGTCCCGCCATCGACCGGGGCACCAACCAGCCCAACGTCTTCTTCGATCCGAAGTCGTCGGAGAGCTTCACGCCGCACTTCTCGCGGGGCTGGCGCGACGACGCCATCCAGCGCGCCTATCTCGAAGCGACATATCTCTGGTGGGGCGAGGTCGCGAACAACCCGGTGTCGTCGGTCTACAGCGGCCGAATGGTGCACGTTCCCGAATGCGCCGCCTGGACCTGGGACGCGCGGCCCTATCCGTTTTTTCCAGCGCTGACCGACGTCTGGACGGACGGGGCGAACTGGCGGCTCGGCCACTGGCTGACCGGGCGGCTTGGCGCGGTGTCGTTGGCAGCACTCGTCCGGCACCTCTGCCTGCGCGCCGGGCTGCCCGAGGATCGCATCGACGTCACCGGTCTCTGGGGCGCGGTGGAGGGCTACGCCATCACCGCGCTGGAAAGCCCGCGCGCCTCGATCACAACGCTGTCGCGCCACTTCGGATTCGACGCCGTCGAGACCGAGGGGGTGATCCGCTTCCTCATGCGCGGCCGCGCCTCGGTCATGACCCTCGCGCCCGACGATCTTGTGGCCCCTCGCGAGGGCGACGTGCTGGAGCTGACGCGCGGCCAGGAGACCGAGCTGCCGCAGGCGCTGAAGTGGCAGGTCGCGCGGGCCGACGAGGATTACGACGCGGCCCTCGTCGAGGCGCGGCGCATCACCGTGGACACGACGCGGACTGCCTCGGAGTCCTTCCCGATGGCCGTGCCGCCCGAGGAGGCCGAACGGCGCTGCCGCCGCGCGCTGATGGAGGCATGGGTAGGGCGCGAGACGGCGGCATTCCGACTGCCGCCCTCGCGGCTCGCGCTCGATCCGGCCGACGCGATCCGGCTCGCGCATGACGGGCGGCTGGTCGATCTGCGGCTCGTCTCCATCGCCGACGCCGGGGCGCGCGGCATCGAGGCCGTCCGCCAGGACCGCGCGACCTACGATCTGCCGCCCGGCGATCCCCGCGCGGCGTCGCTGACGCGCGCCGTGGTGTTCGGCGCGCCGGACGCGGTGCTGATGGACCTGCCGCAACTGACCGAGGACCAGCCCGCGCATCGGCCGCTGGTTGCGGCGCATGCGGTTCCCTGGCCGGGCGAGATGGCGGTGTTTCGCAGCCCTGCGACCGATGGCTTCGAGTTGCTGACCACGTTTGGCAGCCGCGCCCGGATCGGGGCGCTGGTCTCGGACCTCTACGCGGGGCCGACGTCGCGCTTCGATCTCGGCAATGCGCTGGTGGTCGATCTGCTGACCGGAACGCTGGAGAGTGTCACAGATCTGACGCTGTTCGGCGGGGCCAACGCGCTGGCGATCGAAACCACGTCGGGCGTCTGGGAGATCGTGCAGGCGGGCGCGGCCGAGCTGCTGGCGCCCGGCCGGTATCGGCTGACGCGCCTGCTGCGCGGCCAGCGCGGCACCGAGAGCGCCATGGGAAATCCGGCGCCCGCTGGCGCGCGGGTCGTGGTGCTGGACGCGTCGCTCGCGTCCCTGCCGATCGCCGAGGCCGATCTCGGCATCCCGTGGAACTGGCGCATCGGCCCGGCGAGCCGTGCGGTCAGCGACGAGACCTATGTCGCACAGGCCTTCACGCCTGCGGGCATCGGGCTCCGTCCGTTCTCCGTCGCCCATGTCGAGCAGCCTTGGCGCAGGCCGCGCACGTCCGGCGATCTGACCATCCGCTGGACGCGCCGCTCCCGTGCGCTCGCCGCTGACAGCTGGGGCGGGCTGGAGGTGCCGCTGGCCGAGGAACTGGAAGCCTACGAGGTCGAGATCCTCGACGACGCCATCTTGAAGCGGGTGCTGAGCACCGCCACCACCAGCGCGGTCTACACGGCCGCCCAGCAGACCGCCGACTGGGGCGCGCCGCTCGCCCCCGGCGACACGCTCGACATCCGCATCTTTCAGCTCTCCGCCCTTGTGGGGCGAGGTGCGCCAAAAACCGTCACGCTTACACTCTGA